CCCCCGCCGCCCTACCTCCGTACCCGGATCAGACCCGCAGGTCATCACTCAGAAGTACGGCAAAACGGTCATCGGATACCACCCGAATCCTTCGGGCCAGCACACGAGCGTATTCACGCCGTGGACGATAATCCGATGATCCGCGATGGGCAAGAAGCCCATGAGGTAGAGACCCGGAGGCGGACGATCCGCGAACAGCACCCGAACAGCAAGCGCGACGTCGCTTGCCGTCAGGCGTGGATCGTACGCCGCGGAGGAGGCGAGACCCCCTCCGCCCGCTCCGGGGCCCAGAGCGGTCCGGAATATGTCCAAGACGCGGTACAAGGATTCCCGAGACCGCGCAGGGACATAATAACCGTGCACATCCGCCGGCTTGAGCAGCACAATGCGGAGGCGCCCGTATAGGTCCTGGGCATCCAGTGCTGGATCCTCCAGCGCTTCCTGGAGCCGGGACAAAGCTACAAGGGACGGCCGGAACCAGTTGAACCGAGGGTCCGACAGGTCCGGCCACCAATTCTTCTGGGTACACCACCAGCAACGGAAGTCTCCGTCCTGGCGATCCACCTTCGCGTACCCTCGCTCTGCGACGAATGCGACCGCAGGGGCGGGGTTCGCAAGAGTTGCTAGGGCAGAGCGCCTCGCGTCGGCGAGGCTATACACCCCATCGAGCTCCTGGTAAAACGAGTCGCAGTACATTGACAGCAACTCGGCCCTAGCTGGAAGGTTATTCCAGAATTCGATGAGGTATTGTAGGATTAGAGCACGCCACTCGTAGACCGTGTTTACTGGGGCCGACGTAGTAGCGAGCCTTTCCATCATTTCGGGTTTCGGGCGAATGGGGCTCCCGTCCCGAAGGTAATACGTCGAGCAGAAGCTGAAAGCCCCTGCGAAGACGTAATTAAAGCGTTTAGAGTACCTCGCGACCCGCCGGTATACCGACTCAGAGTCGTCGAGGACGTCATATGCGGCGAACCCGCGGTCCACCACGATCCGCCCATTCTTGAGCACACGGACCGGAGGATTCTCCCGCAGGTACCGCCGAGAAGAATCAGGCACGTCCCGGTAAATCTTGGGGACCGCAATCCGAACGAACGGATAGAGGTCAACCCCAGATTTAGCCGTGTTGACGATCATTCCGAACTTTCTTGAGCAGAAAGCCGCGAACGCCTGATTCAATTCCTTCCCGCGCCTGATCCGGTCCCCCGGAAGTTGGCTCGGGATCTTGAGAATAAGACGCAAATCATCCCCGAGATTAGCGATCCCGAGGAATAATTCGCCAGGCCTGCGCAATCGTTTCACAAAATAATCGCGAAACGAGTACGCAATGTAACACGCGACAATCGAGTCTACGATGGAGGTAAAGCCCGCACCCGAAGGGACCCCACCACCATCCTTCTCGACTATGTCGCGGTTGGGCAACACAATCCTGCATTTGATCATGTTTTCACATAGATAATGCAGGATGCCCTCATCCGCCTGACCCAGGGCTGGGAAAAGCCGCCGAATCACGCGGAATGCGAGTCGGATCAGATCGCCGGGCACCGAGGAGTCGAATGCCTCAAAATCGATCTTCAAGTACAGATTCCCCGACTGCACGAGGTCCAGTAGGGGCCTGCGCTGGATCGGGTCCTTGTTGTTGTACCCTACGTAGATTGGGCAATCAGGCAGGGACAACAGCTCGTTTATGCCCACCACGTAACGCCAGGAGAAAACGGTCTCCCATGCGTCCGCCATCCAGACGGCTCGTCCCGCAGGCTTTTGAGCCTGCGCCTTCTCGAGAACCTTCGAGAAAGAGGTGGGCTTCCCACGACCTCCCAACCCGTACATGACAGGAGGGAGGTCGCTCGGAGAGACATAACCACGCAACACACAGTGCAGCATGGCCACGGCCGCTTTGACCGCACGACCTTTCTCGACGATCCCACGTACCAAGAACTGTGGCCCTGGGTTCGCCTTGGTCTTGACAACCGACTCGAGTAATATCTCCTCCGGAGGTATTAGACGAGCCTCGCGCCCTTCGAGCCCAAGGAAGCGCATGAAACGCCCCAAATAGGCGTCGGAAGGCTGGGGGACTGCGGGGTAAACCCGGTCGAACTGCTTCAGACCGTAGACCCCGTCCCAACTCGCACCACCGAACCGCACCGCGTCGCGCACGGTGTCGAACCATGGTGCATCGAGCCCAGCCGAATGGGCGATGTAATCCCAGAAGAAATAGTTCGGGGTCGAAATATTCTTCCGGCGCGCCCATACCGGTGGACCATCCCACTTACCGACGACCTTAAGGTGCTTAAAGCCGTCGAAAGCGTCGCGGAGGATCTTGTCATGGAGCGCACAAAACCTCGCACGCTCCTTCTGACTAAGAGAGAGCCCCAACCCCTTTTCGAGTAGGAGCTCATGCATCTCCCTCGGGCCCAAGCGCTTCTTACTCGGGCACGGCGAGGGCTGCGTCGAAGTCAAATGCGGATCCAGAAGCCTCTGCATCCGCTGTTGTAGCCGCC